TCTGCTTCGCAGCCGCAGCCGATCCCAGGATCACGGCCCTGCCCGCCGCCACCGCCTGACGAAGCTCCACAAACGCCTGGATAGTCGGCGCGAGGCGCAGTGCAGCGAACGTCGCAGCAGCGACCGTCAGGCTTCGAGCCAAGGCATCGACGTTGTTCCCGACGAACCGAATAGCGGCTCCAAGGACCTGGAGGACGCCGGTTCCCTTGTTCAGCTCGCCGAAGAAGACCGTCAGGTTGTTCTTCAAGACGGTGAAGCTCTGCGAGAGCGTAGGCACCGTCTTGGCGAACTTGTCTTCCAGCTCCTCGCGGGCGTTGCGGAAGGCGTCAATGATGATGTCGCCCGTGATCTTGCCCTCGGCACCCAGCGTGCGAAGCTCGCCACGGGTCACGCCCAGCTCACGGGCAATCACGTCGGCCACAGCGGGAAGCTGCTCAAGAGTTGAGCGCAGCTCGTCACCGCCCAGGCGGTTCGCCGCGATACCCTGCGAAAGCTGGATCAGGCCGTTGTTCGCTTCTTTGGCCGAGGCTCCTGACAGAATCAGGGCTTGGTTGATCGACCTGACAACGCCGATCAGATCGTCGCCGCCGATGCCCAGCTCCCGAGTCGCGAGACCAAGACGCTGATACAGGATCACTGTGCCCTCGAAGGCCGTGCGAGTATCGTTCGCGACCTTCAGCAGATCACGGGTCGTCCGCACCAGCTCGGCCTCGGCAGGAACGAGCAGTCGAAGCCTGTTCTGGAGGTCGGTGAACGCCTCTGCGAACTGGACGACCTCCTTGATGGCAAAGGCAATCGAGAGGCCCGCGAATGCCTTGCGAAGCGCCAACTGCACCTTGTTGGCCTGTGTCTCTACCCGCCCAAGCTGGCGCTCGACAGCCTTCCCACCCGAAGTAGCACCCCTCGGGTCGATGATGACGTTGATGCGAAAGTCAGTCATCTAGGCTTTTTTGTCTTGTTGCGACCGACCGGGATCTCAGGCTGAGAGTTGGCCTTTCGGGCTCTCGTTTGCTGCTCAGACGACCACTCGATGTAGGCAGAGTCCATGTATCGGATGACCGCTTCAAACAGCGGCATTGTACCCGAATCTAGTCCCGCCTCATAGCCATACGCCAGGATCTTGCTATGGGGGATTGGACCCATCGCGAAGCCAATGGATCGCTCCGTCGAGAGCCGCCAAAAGGCGTTGTGATAGAAGAAGTCCCAGCTCTCCAGAGTGGGCTCATCACGATACCACTCTGGAAGGCTGTTGTAGGCCACGCCACGCTCTATCAGCGTGTCGATGGAGTGCCCATCACGCTGGTATCGCAGCTCCCATCGCAAGTGCTGCACGAGGCGGCTCTGGACCGCCTCGATGTCTTCCTCTCCCGGTACGTCAGGATCGAAAGTTGTGCAGCTCGTTGCAGAACGCCCTCATCTCATCAAACTCGTCGATGGGAAGCTGGCTCAGTAGCTCACGAGCGGCCTCTTCCGAATACGGAACTTCCTCGCCCGTCTCGTCGTCGAGCCAGCCACCCCAGTTGCCCGTCATCACGAACTTGGGGTACAGCTCACGATCCTGCTCGCGGTTCTCTTCCAGCATCCGGGCGTCGATCTTGCCCTTGGTCAGACGCCGACGATTCCGCGCCTGCTGAGAAAGCACCGCGTTGATGTAGGGGCGGTTGATCTCGCCCACGGGGCGGACCTCCACCCACGGCACCATCGTCGAGCCGTCTTTCAGCTCGTACTCCAGAGAAAAGAACTCGTATCGAGCAGTAGACTGCCGAGTGATCTCCTCGGAACCTGAAAAGTTGCGAAACTTCATGTCGGGGTAGGTGGTGATGAATAAGGGGACAGGCGCTACGCCTGCCCCCTCAGATTAGCGTATCAGGGAGTGACCGGGAAGAGGCTGATCCCGATGGAGGTGCCAAACGTGGGGTCCTGGAACGCCTGACCACTCAGGTTGACCAGCACCGACTCGTTCACGGGAAGTTCCTTGTCACCACCGCCGATGGTCATCGAGGGGATGTCAAAGGCGATGGCCCCGTTGTCGTTGGTGATAATGAAGTCCATCGTGACCGTGGTGTTAGTTACGCACCGCCGAGATGACATACCGAGTTGGTGAAGAGAACCTGCGCCTCCAGGTCCACCTGGAAGATGCCCGTGTTGAGGGCGAAGGCTCCCAGGGTACCCAGGCACTTCTCAGGCGTGACGTTGTTGTTGAGCGTCAGCGTGATGTCCTTGAAGCACGTCGTCAGGCCAGTGGAGTCTTCGAGCAGGCGAAGACGGGCGATATCCGACGAAGTGTTGAACGCGGTCGTCTGGACCGGATCCACGGCACTGGCCGCGTTCGTCTTGCGCGTGGTCGTGGGGACCGTCAGTGTCAGTACCCACGAAGCCGAAGGTCACGGTGGACTTATCGGCAAGGGGCAGCGCAATCGCCATCGTGTTGGCGCGGTTGCCCTTGGAGTATTCGTATTCATCGACGCCCACGCTATCGAGATCCGGGTAAGCGGCCTCGAACTGGAAACTCCGCTCCAGGAAGTCAGCATCGTCCACGTTGACGTTCTTCAGGAACCGTCCGAAGAGGAGGTCCACCGTCTCACCCGTACCAGGGTCAGTTGCGAGGGTACTGTCCAGCTTGTCAAGGGTGATGGTGGTGTTGTCTACCGCCGTCACACGACCGTAACCAGCACCCGCACTGAACTGACGCCCAGCGGTGGTGCCGCCGACGTGGATCATTTGACCCACTTCGATGTACCCACTGAGAGCGCCAATCGAGCTAGTGCTGGCCGTATAGGTCAGGGTAGCCACGCTACCACTGACACTGATCGCCAGCTCGCCAGTCTCGAAGCGAAGGCCAGCAGCCTCCAGCAGCGCATTGGCGGGCGGCGTCTCGTCGGTGAGCGAACTCGTCACCACCACCGTAGTCGCGGTGCCCGAAGCAACCTCGTGGATGCCGTTGTTGGCCGAGTTGGTGAAACCACGGGCAAAGACGAGCTGGTTCGCTTCCAGCGTCGGACCTGAGCCAACAGTGAACGTGCTAGACGCCGCAGTCACCGCCGTAGGGGCCTCAATCGTGTCGCCTTTGAAGTTGGCGAACGCGAAAGCCTCCACAAACGAGATGAAGGCATCGAGCGTGAGGTCGTGCTCAAACTCCGCTGCGCTTTCGAGGTCCGTGACCGTACCCTTCCGACGGCCACGGTCCTTGGAGATAGGCTCACGAGCAACAGTGGTGATCGACGCACCGAAGGTCGTGATGTCGTTGGGCTCCAGGACATACCACGTAGGCGATCCCGGCAGCGTTCCAAGCGTGTCCTCGACCGCGTAGGCGAGCGAGATGTTGTTAGTCTTTACGATTGCCATGTTTGGGCTCCGGGTTGTTACTTGGTTTCCAGGTACTTACCGAAAACTTCGACGTTGAACTGGCGGGACTTGTCACCGTCCCTGACGGGCAGCTCGTTGATCAGCCCATCGTTGAGATACGCCTCATCATCGAGACGAACTCCCTCGAAGATGGCGCGAGCTGTTTGCGCGTAGGTCGCCCCAGACTTCATGCCTCCCGTTACAGGCACGAACACTTGGACGAAGATGGAGAAATCGCGCTCGTACTTTCGATCTCCTACAGCTCCGAGAGTCGATTGACCGCCTCCGGTGTTCCGCACGCTCAGACGAGCCCATTCGATGTCGGGAGCAGGCTCAGTGAACGGATGTCCCTCATAATGCACATAGCTCGTAGACGACCAGTTCGCATAGAACCTGTCGTACACGGCCTTACGCAGTTCGTCGGGAGTCATCGGGTGTTTGAAACCGTTTGCCGTACCGCCGTCAGGATTGCGGCTTGAACGAATCCAGCAGGCGCTTGCTTGGAGCTGCCGCTGTTCAGTCGCTCAATATACGGCACGTTGTTTGTTTGGTGGATAGTTGGGCCGGTCTTGTATGCCGTCGCAATCTCAGCAACGCCAGCCTGCTGCGTTGCAGTGTCGATACGCCCCTCTTCGGCATCAGCCCTGGTGCCTGCGGTGCCCTCGAAAGGCCCACCGATATTGGGCACCCAGTTGGCACGCGCCCAGCCCGTGTCAATCGGAGTTCTCGTGATGAGTTCAGCGTTGATGTTCAGCGCAAGGCGCTTGATGAACTTCGTTGTGAACGCATCGAGATCACTCACGACGACACGGACTGAGCGGCTAGTCATCAGTCGAGGTGGTCTTCTCCGTAGAGGGTCTCCTCAGCCGCCTCTTCGACAACAACCTCCTCGATGATCTCCTCGATCATGGGGAGTTCTTCAAGCTGCTCCTCGACAGGAGAACTACCATCTACCATGCCGATGCAGCCGTCACGCCAGAGCTTGTCCAGGCGATGACGAGGCACGT